CCCATTTGTGGAAAAAAATCCGATTTTTTGAAATGCACGCTAGGCTTGACTTTTAGAAAAGTTTTGATTTCGTTTGATTTGGGGTACACTAAGATTAAATAAATCAAAAGGAGTTTAAGATGGCAAGAGGTGGATATAGGGAAGGAGCGGGAAGGCCCCCAAAAGTAGCGGAGGGGCCGCCCCAAAAAGCAGAAATTAAAACAGCGAATATTGATACGGATTGCGCAAAGGATGAGCCTGAGTCGATTTATTTTTTTCGCCAAATTATGAAAAACAATGATGTTGACCTGAGGATTAGAATGGACGCGGCGCGGCAGCTACTCCCTTATCAAGCCCGTCGTCTTGGCGAAACCGGTAAAAAAGAAGAGCGCGAGAAAAAGGCAAAACAGGCGGCGTCGAAGTTTGCGACACCTCAGCCACCAAAATTAGTGAGTGGTGGTAAGTGACCCCACCCAGTACCTCGTGCCTGGATTGGGTTGAGCGGCTTAAAGACGGGCGCTCGATTATCCCGCCTCCTTTGTTTCCTGATCAAGCAGAGGCTGCGCTGTCGGTTCTGCGTCAACTGAAAATTGTAGACGCGCCAGGTTCACCTACAATTGATGAGTCGTGTGCTCAATGGGTTTTGGATTTTGTGGCATCGGTTTTTGGCGCATACGATCCAGAGACTGGCAGAAGGTTAATCAAAGAATGGTTTGTGCTGATCCCAAAGAAAAACAGTAAATCAACCATTGCAGCAGCTGTAATGCTCACAGCACAGATTTTAAACTGGCGTAATTCGGCTGAGTTTACGATCATTGCGCCGACTGTGACCGTTGCAAAAAATGCGTTTACACCGGCTCGGGACATGGTCCGTCATGATGATGAGCTGGTTGATTTGATGCACATCCAAGAGCACGTTAAGACCATCCGACATAGAGGCAATGAGGCTGAATTGCGAGTGTTGGCGGCTGAGTCCAACACGGTGGGCGGGTCAAAGTCGGTTGGGTTGCTGGTAGACGAGTTGCATTTGTTTGGCCAGATGTCAGGGGCTGGTTCGATGTTTACCGAGGCTCAGGGTGGATTGGCGGCCAGACCTGAGGGTTTTATTATTTGGCTGACGACACAAAGCGACCAACCGCCAACAGGCGTATTCCGTGAAAAATTGCAATACGCAAGAGATGTAAGGGACGGGAAAATAGTTGACCCTGAGTTCGTACCGATTATTTATGAATTCCCGGATGAAATGATTGATGATGATAGTTTTCGGGACCCTGATAATTTTTACATAGTGAACCCAAATTTGGGATACTCGGTTGACGAGGCGTATTTGCGCCGTGAGTACAAAAAAGCCGAAGTTGAGGGACAGGAGAGTTTACAAAGGTTTTGCGCAAAACATTTGAACGTCGAAGTAGGCGTAAATTTGCGCTCAGACCGATGGAAGGGTGCAGACCATTGGGAGCAATGTTTTGTTGAGCCGTTTAGCTTAGATGATTTAATTAAGCGGTGTGAAGTAATAGAAATTGGCATTGACGGCGGTGGTCTTGATGACATGCTTGGTTTTTGCGTGGCAGGTCGAATAACCGGTACTGATGATGAGTGGATGACGTGGGAGCACGCTTGGATTCATACCTCAGTTTTGGAGTTGAGAAAGAAGGAGGCCAGCAGGTTTGAGGATTTCCAGCAAGAGGGAAGTTTGACGATTATTGAAACCGCTGGCGAAGACGTTTCTCAGGTAGCGGATATTGTAAAAAAATGCTACGACTCGGGGTTGCTGGATAAAATTGGTGTAGACCCCCATGGCCTCGGTGGTATTATCGAAGCAATCGAAGCAAGAAACGTTCCCGAAGATTTCATTCTAGGTGTGTCGCAGGGCTGGAAAATGAACGGCGCGATTATGACCACAGAAAGAAAACTGCAAGCCAAAAAAATTAACCATAGTGGCTTGAAGCTAATGAATTGGTGTGTTGGAAATGCGAAGGTTAAGCAGGTAGGAAACGCAAAAAGCATTACAAAACAACAAAGCGGGTCAGCAAAAATTGACCCGTTAATCGCTTTGTTTAATGCAATTTCTCTGTTATCATTGAACCCAGAGTCTAAATCTGGTATAGATGACTTTATAATGAACCCCATTAAAATGAGGTAATCTTGGCTATCCTGCGAAATTTTTTATCTTTTTTTGGTAGCTCGCAGGGCTTGACGCAGCGGCCAGGGCTTCAGATGTCTTACCGGCGATCAGAGCCTTCAATACCAGCAGCAAGAGTTAATTTTGACACGGCGCTTAGTGTATCTGCTTGGTGGGCTGGGTGTAGATTGTTGGCTGAAACGGTCGCTTGCTTACCAATCAATTTTTATCGTATTGACGGCGACAAAAAAACGCCAGACAAAAGCCACCCCCTTTGGTATTTGCTCAACGTTAAGCCAAACCGCTACCAAACAAAGGTCGAGTTTTGGGAAACGCTCATGCTTAACCTGGTGACGGATGGCAATTGCTATTCTTCGGTTGAGCGTATGAATTCTACAGGCCGTATTATTTCGTTGTTGCCGTTGATGTCCGCCCAGACTCAAACCGAATTGCTGAGTGACGGCGAGATTATTCACAAGTATTTAACCCAAAACGGGGCCAAAGTTTTTTCTTCTGAGTCGGTTTGGCATACGAAAATTTTTGGAAATGGAATTATTGGCTTGTCCCCGCTAAGTCATGCGGCTAATTCGCTGGGGATTTCGATTGCCGCAGAAAATCGGATCGGGTCCGTTTATAAAAATGGCGGTAAGCCTACTGGCGTTTTGACCATTGACAAGGTTTTAAACAAAGAGCAGAGAGGTAAAATTAGGGAAAGTATGTCAGAGCTTGCAGAGGGCAATGACGATAACTTGTTTGTACTTGAGGGCGGAATGAAGTATTCGCCAATCAGCATGACGCCGGGAGACATTGAACTGCTTGAATCTCGCCGGTTTCAGCTTGAGGACGCGGCTCGATTTTTGGGTGTTCCTTCTGTTTTGATTAACGATACGGCGGGTTCAACCACTTGGGGCAGCGGCGTTCAGCAGATTATTGAAGGTTTTTACAAGCTGAATTTGCGTCCTTATTTAGAGCGATTTGAGGCGGGTATTCGGGCTAATCTAATGAGCGCCTCTGATTCTCAAAAATGGTCGGTTGAGTTTGATTTTGACGCTTTGTTGAGGATGGATCAGGCGAGCCGATTTGATGGATATGGTAAAGGGATTCAGGCTGGCGTTATTACACCAAACGAAGCAAGAAAGCTTGAAGGTTGGGAGCCTAAAACAGGTGGCGATCAATTATTAGTCAATGGTACAATGGTACCGTTGGATAGTGTCAGGGGAAGACCAAGCACAGGGGTTAATGATGGGCGATGAATTAAAAGTTAAAACGTTGGCTTTAAGCGAGTGTAAAATTAAAGCGGCAGAAGATGGCGTAATGAGGTTTTCCGGTTATGCCTCTGTTTTTGGTGGGATTGATGCTTATGGTGACACGATTGATCCAAAAGCTTATGATGAAACACTAAAAAACCGAGAGCGCCCTATTCGAATGCGCTGGAATCACTATGGCTCGGTTATTGGAAAGTGGACAAAAATTGAAGTTGATGAGCGCGGTTTATATGTTGAGGGGGAGTTAACGCCGGGCCACAGTTTGGCAAAAGACGTTTACGCCAGCCTAAAACATGGCGCAATTGACGGAATGTCAATCGGTTATTATGTTCGCGGTTATGAAGAACTTGAAGAAGGCCGGACGCTGTTAACCAAAATTGAATTGATTGAAATTAGCGTTGTAGAAGAACCCGCTGACGCGATGGCGCTGGTTGGCGATGTGAAATCAAGGGTTGACGAATGCGCAAATTTAAAAGATATTGAATCAGTCCTGCGTGATGCTGGGCGTTTTAGTAGGTCAGAATCCAAGGCAATTGTTTCTCAGATTAAGGCCATTTCTCAGCGTGATGCTGAGAAAGAAAGGGAGATTGGAAGCAATCTCGAAAATTTGTTTAAAAATTTCAGCATCTAAAGGAATTAAAATGGACACGGAAATCATTCAAAAAGTCGAAAAGGGTTTGCAAGCGGTAACTCAAAAAGTTGATGAGAAACTTGAGCAATATAAATCGCTCGCAGAAAATAGCGAGAAGGCATCTACCGATCTTAAGCAAGAGCTAAAAGGCTTGCTAGAAAAGCACAACGATTTACAAACTGAGTTTCAAGAGTTGGCGCAAAAAGGTTTTAAGTTGGCCAAACAGGAAGTCAACGAAACATTGGGCCAGGAGTTTGTAAAATCCGCTCAGTTTAAAGACTTCAAGGACGGTCGCACGAACAAAATCCGTTTGGAAACCAAAAACACAATTTTGGGTGAGAGCGGTTCACCTCAAGCGCCTGACGGTGTATTAGTTCAAGCTGATCGCTTGCCCGGTATCGTTGGCGGCGCATTCCGCCCGTTGACCATTTTGGACTTTGTTAACCGTATTCCAACTACATCAAACGCTACTGAGTATGTGCGCGAAAACGTATTTACCAACAATGCGTCTGAAACGGCTGAAGGTGCATCAAAGCCAGAAAGCGATTTGACCTTTGAGCTGAAAACAGCAAACGTGAAAACCATTGCTCATTTCATTCGGTTGTCAAAGCAGGTCATGGATGATCAGCCTGCACTTGAGGGTTACATTGACCGTCGTTTGAGACATGGGGTTCAAAACATCCTTCAAACTCGATTCATCAACGGCTTGGCGGCTTCTTCTCAAATGTCTGGCTTGCTAGATACTGGCAACTCGACTGAGTACACCGCGCTAACTGGTGACAATAAGATCGACTTTGCTAACCGTTTGAAGTATGCGGTAATTGCTGCCGACTATATGCCGAGCGTTTACATGATCAATCCAGCTGATTGGTCGGCCATTGAATTGATCAAGAAAGGCGCAGGTAATGCCTCTTATGTTGGCCAAGAGGGCGCGGTTAGCTACCTGGCTAATGGCTTGGTTCCGATTCTTTGGGGCCTTCCTGTTGTTGCCTCAAATGCGGTTCCAGAGGGTACATTGATTTGTGCCGCGTCCGACGCAATGGCATTACGCCCACGCTCTGATGTTGTTGTTGAAATGTTCGAGCAAGATTCCGACAACGTAACCAAGAACCTTATTACGGTTCGCGGTGAGTTGAGAGCGGCAGCCGAATTCTACCGACCTGCTGCTATCCAGTACGGTACATTGCCAGCTTAATAAACCGGGGAGTTGCGAGGCTCCCCATTTTTTTGCGAGTTAGTATGAAAATAAACGTGAAAGCACTAAAAGATTTTTCGAGCATAAATGCCGGAAATTTTTCATGTGGTGAAGAGCGCCCAATTGACGATTGGTTAGCCAAGCAATTGCAAAATTCTGGTTTAGTTGAGATCGTTGTCAGTCCACGCCAAACAAAAGTTATCCCAAATGATTTTACATCGGGGCCAGGCGAGAATGGTTCATCATCGCAAGTGGCCCCAGCCTCACAAAAAGTGATTGCGAAAGAATCAAAAAGTGGCGAGAAGAAAAGCCGCAAAAAAGAGCAGTAATTGCAATTAACACATCATTTAGGCTGGCTGCTTGGTGTGATGTTCTTTATGCGTGTGATTTTCCTTGGTGGCAAACCCATTTAAACGAAATAAACGAAACGTGCAAAGCCGTCCGAGTGTCATACAGCAGCAGGGCTCACGAAGTTGGTGCAATTAGGGTCCAAGGTTTTAGTAAGCCGGGATTAGGCCGTGAGGTAATGAATTTGGGCGGAAATTCAGGTTATCAGTCTTTAAATTTGGCTTATCTTTGGGGCGCAAAATGGGTTGGTTTGCTCGGCTTCGATATGCAGGCAACCGGCGGTGAGTCGCATTGGCATGGTGACCATCCAGCAAAATGCAGAGGCGGAAACCCTCAGTTCACCCAATGGTTGAAAAACTTTGATGTTTTGGCGTCTGATTTAGTCAATGAAGGCGTGAAGGTTTTCAATTTTAGCCGTGAAACAGCTTTAAATTGCTTTGAACGTAGGCACATTGAGGGCTTGAAATGATAATTCAGGGAATGTATGGGCTTGGTGATAATTTTTACCAGAGGGCAATCATTCGAGAGCTTGGCCCTGTTAGCTTATACACTCCATGGCCTGAAATTTACGCTGATTTGCCTGTTCGGTGCTTAAAACCACAAACGACGCTTCGGACTCAAAAAAAACACATTGAAAAATCAAACTTTGATAATTTTAGACCGTCTGGGATAAAAAAACGGCTTTTTTATGACCAAAGAGGCACGATAATTGAGGCTCTTGAGCGTTCAATTGGCGTAAAGAATGCAAATTTATCAATAAAAATGCCGCGTCTAGGACTGAAAAAAAAGAAAACTATTATTGTCCGCCCGTGCACAGTTAGGGCAGAGTGGCCAGCAAGCGCCAGGAATTGTGACCCTAAATACCTATGTCAGGCAGTCGAAGCGCTAAAAGATGAGTTTCACATTGTTTCCATCGCCGACTTAGAAGATGGCAAGGAATGGATAGACGGAGACGCGCCGTTTGCCCATGAAAAATACCATGCCGGTGAGCTTAGTTTGACCGACATTATGACCCTACTTGAGTCAAGCGCGGGCTCTATCGGCTCGGTTGGGTGGCTTTTACCGGCAAGCATGGCATACAATCTTCCCATGCTGTGTATTTTTGGCGGGTGGGGCTCATCAAATTGTCCTGAAAGGTTGTTTGATCCAAGAATTGATGACAATATGATTGTTAAAGCCATGCCTGACAATTTTTGCATGTGCTCTCGGCATGACCACAAATGTGATAAACAAATAACCAACTTTGAGAAATACATTCATGAATTTAGATCAATTGCGAGAATTGGCTACAAAGCTTGATATTCTTGTTTGGCTCCCTGAAGTTGGCATCGGATACTATCCGGTAAAAGAACAGCCATATGATGCTGATTATTGGGCAAAATACAGGGAAATGGATCAATTCCCATCCGGGGAGTATTTGACTGACTTTAGGATTGAATTTACCCAGGTTAACGATGTAAGTTCAATGGTTGATGTTGGTGTTGGCGGCGGTCGGTTTTGTGAGGATATGGATTGCGCTGGATTTGACATTAACCCCAAAGCAATTGAGTGGTTAAAAAAAGAAAGGCGCTGGCATAATTTGCTAATGAGTGAAAAGCAAGTCGATCATTTGACGTTCTGGGATTCTCTTGAGCACATACACGATCCAAAAACAATTTTATCCAGGGCAAAAAATAGCGTTTTTGTTTCCATGCCAATTTACGAAAGCGCAAAGCACATATTGGAAAGTAAGCATTTTCGCAAAGATGAGCATTGTTGGTATTTCACCGATGATGGTTTAAAATGGTTTATGCGTTTGTTTGGCTTTGAATGCGAGAGGCAAAGTATGGGCGAACAATTGTATCGAGAAGACATCCACACCTACCACTTTAGGCGCGTAAATGGTTAAGAGAATTCAACGAGCAGAGCCATCAACAGAGCCAGTCACATTGGCCGAGGCGAGAGCCCATTTGCGCCTAGATACGTTTGGAAGCCCTCCTGCACACCCAGAAGACGATCTAATCTCGCTTTACATATCGGCGGCCCGTCAATTCTGTGAAGATTACCTGGGGCACTCAATAGCCTACCGAACATCTGTTATTTATTTTGACCGTTTAAAAGATGGCTTTATTGATTTAGACGAATGGCCGGTCTCAAGCATTGATCTTTTTGAGTATGTTGACTCAACTGGTGCAAATCAAACTTTGTCTGCATCCTCTTATATATTGGACTCAGCAAGCGCCCCGGCTAGGGTTTATTCGGTTGGCGATTGGCCGAGCGTTAAAACGAGCGTCCCAAATGTGGCCACTTTGACCGTTACGGCTGGATATACCGACGGGCAAAGCCCTAATCCACACCCAATTCCAAAAAGCATTAAAAATGCAATTTTGCTAATGGTTGGGCACCTATACGAAAACCGCCAACAAGTAGGCCAAAAGATGGACTCATTGCCCTATGGCGTTGAGGATTTGCTGAATCTGCACAGGACAAACCGGGGGCTTTGATGAATATAGGCCGACTGGACAAGCGCGTAACCATTCAGAGCAGGACTACCGTGAAAGATGTGTACGGCCAACCGCTTGACACATGGTCGGACATAGCCACGGTCTGGGCATCAATTGAATACATTGGCGGTCGTGAAAAACTCCGGTCTGGTGTAGTGGACGCAAGCTTAGATGTGACGGTTGCGGTTCGTTATTATGAGCAGTTAACCCCACCCAAAGATTCTGACGGCTGGCGGATTGTTTACGTTGCCAGAGAGGGAACAAGGTATTTATCAATCTTGGGTTCAAGAGACTTGCAAGAAGAGCGCCGATTTATCGTGTTTGATTGCAAAGACGGAAGCGAGGTGCAATCTTGAGCGAAGTAAAAATTGAGGGACTTGCTGAACTTGACCGACAGTTAAAAAAACTTACCGGGGCGGTTGAGGGGAAAATTGTTAGGGCTGGTTTGAATGCGGCAAACAGAATTATTAGAGATGCGGCAAAAAATCTTGCACCTGTTGATGATGGCGACCTTAAGAAGTCAATTCGTGTTTCTAGTAGGGTTGATAAAAGGCAGGGTAAAATTACATCAAAAGTTGTAGCGGGCAATAAAAAGGTTTATTACGCTCATTTTATTGAATACGGCACAGCAAGTTATTACACGGGTTCAGGTGATAGCAAGAGATCTGATTATAAGATTAAACCAGAAAAAAGAGGGGCTTTAGGGTTTGGTTCTGTGGTTGTTGAATCTGTTTCTCACCCTGGGGTAAGACCTCAACCATTTATGCGTCCAGCATTTGATCAGAATGTAACCAAATCATTAGAAGAATTTGGAAAAACGATAAGAAAAAGAATTGATAAAGAATTTTCAAAGAAGGTGACTAAATGAACCCTGAGATCATCATTGCCACCTGGCTTCAAGATGCAACGGTTTCAGCGGTGATTGGGGATCGCTACGCATCCCCTTATTTGCCTTCAAACTCTGAGTTCCCCGCGCTTGTTTACAATTTGGTTGATGCAACACCTCAGCCATTTGTAGCAGCGCAAGGCGAGCGAGAATTGGCGCAATGTAGATTTCAATTCAACCCCATTTCGACAAGCATTGGAGAAGTAAAGCAGATTGCAGATGTGCTAAGATCATTGTTTGATTTTAAGCACCATCAAACAATAGCCGGGAAACTTGTTGTTTCCATGCGTTTAATTGATGTCGGCCCAATGGAAAAAGATTCAGAGTCAGGGTTGTTTATGCAGCGGTTTGATTATAGAATGTTTTGGTACGAAACCTAATAGCTATGGGGTAATAAAATGACTGTTTACACTTCCGCAGGTTCAACTCTTCGGGTTACTGCATCCGCTCCAGCAACGTTTGACGAATCTGGATATAACACCTTGTTTACTTCTTCACCTTTGCCTTCGCTAGTTGGCGAGATTGAGGATTATGGAGAATTTGGCCGTGAATACAATTTGGTTACTTTTAACCCGGTTGACACTCGGGGAACAAAGAAATTAAAAGGCTCATTTAACGAGGGCTCAATTGCTCTAACTGTTGGCCTTGACACCGACGATGCGGGTCAGATCCTAATGAAAACCGCCTCTGATAGCGATGATGATTATTATTTCATGGTCACAACCCAAAACGGTGACCGTTATTTTTTCGCCGCTAAAGTGATGATGTTTAAAAACGTTGTCGCCGGTGTTGATGACATTACTCGGGCAAACATTACTCTTGAGATCACTACTAACGATGCTGGTGTTGGCATTGTAGAATCATTGGCCGCATAAGGGGCCGTAAACTAGCACTTTCCTTGACTCTGGCCGATCCTCGCAACGGCTGGGGTCTTGGTTGGTGCATAAATTGCGAGGTTAATAATGAGCAACATTGAAAAAAATGAATTCGAAGAATTTTTTCTCTCTGAAACAGCCGTTTTAGAAGTTGAAACCCCCACGGGTAAGCCGCTTTTAAGAAACGGCCAGCCGGTAAGAATTCACGTTTATGCCCCAGGCTCTTCTGAGTACGAAAAAGCAAAGGCTGCTCTTGATTCAGCAGCAACGCGCAAGGTCTTAGCAGCATTGGGTAAAAATGGGAAAAAAGAAGAGTCTGATGACAAGCAGGCTGATGTTAATTTCTTGGTTTCAGTTACCAAAGAAATTGAAAATTTCCCATATCCAAACGGATCCCGTGGTGTTTATTCTGAGACAAGGCTTATTTATATCAATAAACAAGTTCAAGCCTTCCTAGGGGACATGGCCAATTTTTTTGGCGGTGCTCAACAAGATTAATCGATTATGCCAAGCAATTGGCTTGGTATAGCGTAACCCCAGAAAAAAGGAAAAAATCCCGCCTTGATGATTTGCGAGATAGAGGCGGGGTGCCTGATCTGCCTGATATTGATGACCTAGAGTATTTGGTTAAGGTTTTAGAGCGTTGTGGGGTTTGCAAGTCTGGTTTTAATGGTGTTGAGCCGCTTAACTCAGTTGATGTCATGGAGTGGCAACGCGGCACAAAATACCCTCTTTCGGGCTGGGAGTTCCAAGCCATTATTGACGCCTCAAGGGCTTATTGTGCACAGTACCATCAATCTAAAGATCCACTAACACCCGCTCCTTATCGAAGTAAAATTGACTTTAATAGAGAGGTTGTATCTGATAAACTTACATTAGCGTTTAGAGCCCGAATTAAGTCTGACAAGGAAAAGGCAACCAAATGACCACAGTAGCCCAGCTTACTATCCAAATGGCCGCAGACGTAGCGCGGATTAAAAAAGACATGGATAGGGCGCAATCGACTGTTAAAGGGTCAATGCAGAAAATTCAAAAGTCGGCAGCGGTGGCCGCTAAAGCGCTAGGCGCTATTGGCCTAGCGTTGGGGGCAAGAGAGCTTATAGGCTTGGTTACCGGCCTAGGTGATGTTGGTAGGGAGCTTACCAAGTTAAGCAGATTGAGCGGCACTTCGGTGGGTCAATTTCAAGAAATAGCATTTGCCGCAAAAACATTCGGGATTGAACAAGAAAAGCTTGGCGACATTCTAAAAGACACCCAAGATAAGGTAGGGGATTTCCTAGCTACTGGCGCTGGCGGGATGGCTGACTTTTTTGAGAACATCGCACCCCAAGTTGGCGTGACGGCTGAAAATTTCCGTAAGTTAAATGGCGCGGACGCATTACAGCTTTACATCACAAGCTTAGAAAAAGCCAATTTATCTCAAGCAGAAATGACCTTTTATATGGAGGCCATTGCCAGCGATTCGAGCGCATTGATCCCGCTATTTGCCGACAACGGCAAGGCTTTGAAAGAGCTGTCAAAAGAGGCTGACCGTTTGGGCATTGTGCTCGACAAGTCGGCACTTGAAAAGGCCAAGAAGCTAGATATTGAAATGCGTAAATTTGAGGCCACGACTGAGGGGCTGTCGCGCTCAGTTGCTATGGCTTTGATTCCCGCCATGTCATCAATTGCGCAAGTGTCTCAAGACATCATCAGGGAGTTGCCCAGATTGGTCGATGAGTTCAAGCCTTTTATGGTTGGTGGTGCGGTGGTTGCTGGGCTTTATACGTTGCCAACGATCATCAACTCGATTGCGCTTGCAATTTCAAGTCGATTAATTCCATCATTGGTTTTATTGGCACCTTACGTCGCTGTCTTTAGCGCGTTGACTTTGGCTGCGGGTGCGGCCATCAAGGTGTTGAACGCCCAATCCGAGGCATTGAAAGATGCTGATTCTACGGCGCGGCGTGTTGTTAACCTTCAGAAAGAAATCGAGAAAGCGCAGGCTTTGATTGATGCCGGGCAAGGTTCGTCTGTCACCGTTGAGCGCTTGAAAACTATGAAGGCTCAATTAGTTGAGGCCGAAAGTGCGCTGGAAGCATTCAATCAATCCAAGCAAGTGGCGCAGGTTCAAGACCAGCAGAATATCGAGCAACAAACGACCATCATTCAAAACGCCAAAGACCGCGAGAAAGCCGAAAAAAAACTTGAAAAGGCATTAAAAGAAAAGCAAAAAATAGAACAGAAAGCGCTTGAACAGTCCATTGATGTGATCAACGCTGAGATTGACCAAGTTGATGCAATCCAGGAGCAAATTAAGCAGATCACCGAGCAAACGCAAGCCATAGGACTTAATGAGCAACAGCTGCGCGATTTGGAGCTGGCGAAGATTGACGACGCGATAGCAACAAAAGAACAGCGTATTGCCGCCATCTCATTTGGCGATGCAAACGATGATTTAATTGCTGCGTATAAAAAGCAAATAAAAGCACTTGAGGAGCTAAAAAAAGCCAAAAAAACTCAATTTGACAAGCAAGAAGTCCAAAAAGTCATTGATGCAAATAAAGAAATTGCCGAACAGTTTGAAAACGATCTAATTAGCGCTTTTGAAACGGCTTTTAACCGTGTCGGTGATTTTGCTGAATCGTTTAAGCGGGATATTGAACAGCAATTTAGCTCGATGGTGTTGCGTCCGACTATTCAAGCGGCAATGAGCAAAGGCGGTTCAATTGGAGGTGTTCTTTCGGCTAACCAGGGCACGATAGCATCCGCAATAACTGGGGCCGGTTTTGGAGGTCAGGCCATCGCCTTGCAATATGGGCTTGAAAATGCCGGGTCAGTTTTGGCAAAGTTTTCAGGTCAGACAACGGCGCTTACCGCAGAACTTGGTGCACTTGCATCAGATTTAGCCACTTACGCCGGAGCGATAACAGCCTTGTTAGGAGGTGATCCAAAGAAGGCTGCGGGCGCTGCAATTGGAACATATCTAGGATCATCTTTTGGTCCGATAGGATCAGCAATCGGCTCGTTCATTGGCGGCTCATTGTTTGGCGGGGGCGGGAAAGTTTCCGCTCAGTTACTAGATCCGAAATTTTTGCAGGACCAACAGGACGCTCTAAAGTCATCGTTCCTTGGTATTGTTCAAGGAATTGGAGGTCGTGCTGCACCTGCTGATTTCTTTTTCACGGGCAGCACAGGAAGGCAAGGACAAAATCCTAATTTTATTCTTGGTTCTAGGCTTGGTGGCCAAGATTTATTCAATACATACCAGAGCAGGGCCGGAGAGACAGGAAACAACGGAACATTCTTGGCCGGTGAAATTGCTTTAAATGCTGAAAATATGGCGCTTTTTGGCACGAGAGCTATTGTCTCCGCTC